ATATATAATAATTCGATTTCAATAGACTCTGATTCCGTTAACAACATAATTGATGAAGTCAGAAAAAGTGAAGATTTTGATATAAATAAAGATCATGATTATTTATGGTATTATGTTAATAATTAAAAATATCTATATGGAAGGAACCCCACTATTCGTATCTATCGTAATCATTGTATTCGGTGTATTACAGATTATTTTGTTCTTTAAGTTATGGGGAATGACTAATAATGTTGCTGAAATAAAGCGCATTCTGAATAATAAGAAGGAACAAGATATGGAAATTGGTAAAACAGTCATTGCTGATGGTATAAAGGAAGGAGATCTTGTAGTTGAATTAAAGACGGAAAGGCAGATGAGGGTGGAGAACATTACAAATGATGGGAAATTTGAATGTAAAGCATCGGGAATGATTGTTGGAGTTTTCAAAAGAAATGAGATAGAATTGTTTAATAAATACTGGGATAAAAAATAAATCTTTGTAATCCACTCCTAACCAGTTTCCCGCCCGTCTAAAGATGGGCGGTTTTTGTATCTAACTAGTCAAAACTAGCCAAAACTATTAAAAACTATTAAAAACCTATAGTATAAATAGTTAATCTGCTAATCAATCAATCAATCTTGATTTGTATTATTTATATTTGCAACATCAAAATAGCGTGACTGTGACACGTTACAAACAAAGGAGGATTAAATATGAAAACTTCATCTTACACACAGGACACATTAGTAATAGAGAACCCCTCACAAAAGCTTCTTGAATTTGTGAGGGAATTGGAGCGTAGGAAATGTGAAACCAAAAATGAACTTTTAACTAAAAAGGATAAGTATTTCCCCGCTAAGAAAAAGTAATGAATATCACACTGCCTATTGAGTGCTCTGACGGACACCAATACCTTCTAAAGCTTACTGACTGTAAGAATATACCAATTGATTCGACTATTGAAATTGTAGATATAGCTCTGATTTCAATGTCCAAGACAGAAATTATTAATAATGCAGGAACCTTAAATAGAATAGCGTCAATACTCTTCAATTTTTTGGATGAAAATGATGTTATTCTATATTTTTATTGTTCTAAAGACCCAATAAAGCAAAGAGATACTAGAGGAAAAATGTCATATCAACAATACCGCAGTTTTTTATTTACTTCTATGTTTGATAGAACGACTCGACATCATAAGGGGGAGTTTATAAATAAGTCTATTATTTTAAAAGATATGATATATGGCGATCACTATATCCACCTTATAGCTCAATCAAAGCACTCCGATAAATTGGATAAGCTTGAAGGAGAACTCAACACATTCAATAAGTAAGCAGGCGGACTAACATCCGCCTTTCTTTTTGCCTGCCTTTCTTATCTTTATTCATTCTAAATAGCTTGCAAATATCCTCAAATCTTTCTATATTTGTGCGGAAACCGTGTCAAGTGGCCCGGTACTTAATTCGAACGTTATGGCAAATGAATTAAAAATTACGGATGTAGTAGATCAAAAAGTCTTTAGTCAATTACGGGAGTTTAAGGCAGAACTAAATGAAAATTACTCAATCTACAAGAAGCTTGCTCTAGAATTAGCCGGTGGAGTTAAAATAAATCCTAAAACATTCCAAGAATTATCTGATAAATCGACTCTTTATAATAAAACACTAAATGATCTTATTGTTACTCAGAATAGGATGGCTGCTATTCAGGAAAAATACAATAAGACTTTGGAGGATTATGGGAATAAGATAAATAAATTATTGACCCTTAATACTCTTCCTAAGCAATTTGACGATTTAGTTAAAGGGATAAATAAGATATCTAGCTCTCTGGATACGCTTTCTTCTAAATTTCAAAACACTTCTTCCGCCCAAAGTTCAGCCTCTCAGGCAAACCAATCGTACACCCAATCTACTAATCAATTAAATCAGGCGATAGCAACCACTGAGATTAGATATGCTGAAATTGTAGATAACATATTAGCTTATGATAGTAATGTTACCAAATTAACAGCAGATACTATTCAGAATAAAATTAGAATAAAAGAACTGGGAGATGAACTCAAACGGTTAGATAAAGAATACAAGAATGGAAGTATTAGTTTAACCGACTACCTAAATAAATCTGCCTTACTAAAGCAGCGTCAAACGGAGCTTTCGGAGCAAAACAAGCAGTATTCAAACTTAATGAGAAATCATGCTGCTGTTATTATTTCTGCATCTAGCAGCTACAACGAAATGAATGCTGCGGTATTGGCTCTTGAAAAACGGCTGAAATCTATGCCTAAAGATTCATTTTTAGGTTCTGAAGGACAAAAGACATTGCAGCAAATACAGACGCTGAAGAATGAATTAAAGAGCATGGATGCTCAGATGGGAAATTATCAACGTAACGTTGGTAATTATGCTTCTCATTGGAATGGTTTAGGTATGTCTGTTCAGCAAGTCGCACGTGAGTTGCCATCTCTTGCTGTTGGTTGGAATACGTTTTTTCTCGCAATATCTAATAACCTTCCTATTTTAGCAGATGAGATTAAAAAGGCAAGAATAGAGTACCAAGCAATGCAAGAAGCCGGGCAGAAAGGAATCCCTGTATGGAAGCAGCTCACAAAATCTATTTTTAGTTGGCAAACAGCTTTAGTAGTAGGAATTACTTTACTTTCCGTATATGGAAAAGATATAATGGATTGGATAGGTAGTTTGTTTAAGGGTAAGAGAGCGGTAGATGATATTGTTTCTGCTGAAAGAATGTGGGTAAACGCATTAAAAGAAGGAAGATCTGCTTCTATCAAAGAAAGAACAGAATTAGATCTTTTGTACAAAGCAACACAAGATACATCGCGATCTATGCAAGAAAGAAATGCAGCAGTTGATGAATTGCAAAAGAAATTTCCTGGATATTTTGAAAATATAAGCAAGGAGGATTTTTTAGCAGGAAAAGCTGCTGATGCCTATGCTAGATTAGCAGAACAAATTCTAAAAACTGCACAAGCAAGAGCTATACAAGATAAACTGGTAGAAAGATCTAAAGAACAGTTAGAATATGAAGATCAATTAAATAATTTATTTTATGAACGTAGTGTTTTAAATGATAAAATGAGAGCTGCGGAAAGAAGACTGGCTAAAGGTCCAGCTGCTGCAACCAATGCCGCTAGAGATATTTATGATCTAGGGAAAGAAGCGGCTGATTTAGATGAAAAAATATCGGAAATGCAAAATAAATTAAGAGAGAATGAAAGACAAACTATTAAACTTGAAAATAAACTAAATGTAGATGATCTGTTGAATCCTTTAGGAAAAACTGGAGATAAAAGCAAAAAAACTGCTGATGATCTAGCCAAATACCAAGAAGATATCGCCAAACGACTTTCTGATACTCGAATATCCCTTATAGATGATGAGTATGAGAAAGAAAGGCAGACGGCTCAAAAGAAGTATGAAGAAAATATAGCATCCATCAAAGGAAATTCGGAGGAAGAAAATGAATTGAGAAGGAATTACGAACAGATACTTCAGGATGAATTGCTGGCGATAGATAAGAATTACTTAGATAAAAAAGATGAAGAAGAAAGAAAAAGGATTGAAAGCCTTGCGAAATATGAGATGGATGATAAAAAGAATAAATATGCCGATGAATCCATTAAGAGTTCAAGAAATATGCAAAGAGATATTCGCGAACAGGCCGCATTATACGAACAAGGTATAATCACTAAAAAGGAATACGAAAAGAGAAAGGCTCAAATAACGCAAGATTATGCGATAATAGAGACTGAGCGTACTATGGCACTTCTGCAAGAATTGATTAATGTACAAGGCATATCAGATGAAGAAAGATTAAGGCTGAAAGAAGCCCTTGCTGAAGAGGAAATAAAGCTTATAGAAAAGGTTAGAGATGCTCACACTAAAGCAAGGGATGAAGAAAATGAAAGTGATAAAAAATATTGGGCAGATATTCAATCATCAATAGATAACCTGAAGAATGTTAGTGATGACGCAGTTGATGGGCTAGGCACGCTGTTTGGAGGAATAACAGAGTTAATCCTGAAGATGGTAAAAGATGGTAAATTGGGATTGGAAGATCTTCTGGCCAGTGCTGCTGCTATATCTGAAGGATTATCAACTATGGTTATAGGCATGTATGATCGGCAAATAGAAAAAATCGAAGAACAACAGGAAAAGAATGAAGAAGCTGGAGAAGAAGAGAAGGAGCGCATTGAGGATCTAGTGAATAGCGGAGTTATTTCTACAGAAGAAGGTGAAGCTAGAAAGCGTGCTGCTGAGCAAAGGACTGCTGATAAAAATAAAGAGCTAGAAAAGCAAAAGGCGGAAATTCAGCAGAAGCAGGCAAAATGGGATAAGGCTAATTCTATCATACAGGCAACTATTGCAACTTCCTTGGCGGTAACTAAAGCATTGCCGAATTTTGTTGTTGCTGCTATAGTTGCCGCAATGGGAGCTGCTCAAATAGCCATGATCGCAGCCCAGCCCATCCCGAAATACGCAAAGGGAACAAAGGACAAATCTCACCCGGGAGGTTTGGCTATTGTCGGTGATGGCGGCAAGCGAGAGGTTATTCTTACGGATAGCGGAGCTTATATCACCCCATCTGTTCCTACTTTGGTTGATATGCCTAAGCATGCAGAGGTTATTCCGGATGTAGTTGACTATAAAAAAATGGCTCTTCGTTCTGACGCAATGATGCTTGATAAGATGAGGCGTGACAAAGGGGAACCGGTTATTGTCAATGTAAACAATGACTATAAAAATCTAGAACGAAAAATGGATGTGACTAATCAAGGAATGTCAAACTTGAATAAGACATTGCGAAAGATGGCCCGTTCCGCAGAATATCGTTATCTTGATAGTAGATTGTAAAGATTTAAAGTTAAACATTTATATATTTAATTCTTATGGAAAAAGTAACCTTAAAAGTCGAGTTGGAAAGAGACGATATATCGGCAATGTTTCGTCTTTCTGGTGAAAAATTAACGGATGAACTGTGGGATAAAATGAAAGATGCGGAATGCACGGTGGAAGATGAAGATCTGGAGGATCAGTCCGCAATGTTTAGGATAATGTTTAGTGCAATTGCTATAAAGAAATTATTGCAAGAGGATCGCTCTAAAATAACGGAAGATCAATCAGATCATAAACCTTTCAAAAGCCGTTTTTCAACAATAATGGAGAAGCAGCAGCAACAGAGAGAAGAACTAAGGAGAATAAAAGAGGAAAGGGACAAGGGTATATAAAGATGAAAACATTTATAATAATATTGATAGGAATAATGTTAACCTATCTTACATGTGTGGGTATTTATAATGAATGGGACTTTATTTCAAGCGTGGACCCAACAGAATTTGCAAAAAGAGTAGGTACTGCATTGATACTTTTTCTTATATATAGCGCCTTCTCTTGGATTGTAATAACAGGAATAATTAAATCATAAATATGCTATACAATGATCTGGACAAAATTCCCCTAGACATCTTCATTGATGTCTTCTTAGGAGAAAAGAGAAAACTCATAATAGATGGCAACCATTCAGAAGAAGAGTTGGAAGAGCAATCCTCCATTCTCATATCTGAATACATTGAAATTGTAGGCGGTACTTCTGTTTCTGCTGAAATTCTGAAGAAGAGCAATATGATCAATCTTCATATAAAAGTTGAATGTATGAGGATTGCGGAACTGATGGCAAATCGGGGAGAGTGGGAGGAGGTAGTTAAAATCCTACGGTCATTCGGGTATCAGTTGTTCCCGTCTGATCATGAAAGAATCAGAAAGAGGATATCGGCTATAATGTCGCAGAGCCGTTATTTAATAGAAAGCTATAACAGCAAAAAGGCAGAAGAGCAATCTTCCAAGATGGACAAAAACTACTTTGCTAGGGAAAGAGTTATGGTTATGGCTCATTTTGGCATGCAAATCCGCAAGAATGAGATTACTGCTAAGGAATACGCCTTTATGGTCAAGCGTATGTGCGATGATGTAAAATCAATAAAACGTAAGTAACCATGTATTTTAGATGCCAGATTTTAATAAATGGAATATCCTACGAGGCAACGGATGATCTCAAGAACTGGGATGATTTTGAACTTGCTTATAAAAGAAGTAATTATGACGGAGTACTTCGTTCTTTTAGCACTAAATTTGAGCTTGTAAACCGGTCTTATAGTTTGCTGAAGGAAGAATATTCAAAGAATTACCTTTCTTCCAGTGCCGGTATAGCTTTTTATAAAAGAAACAATAGCTGGAACTGGGATAAGGTATTTCAGTGCGCTTTAGATTTTTCCTCTTATTCGGACGATGGGTATACAATCTCCATTAATGCGATTGATGATACGCTGGCCGCCATCATTAAAGCTAAGAGAAATATACAATATGAGTATCTTGTATCCGAATTAGGCCCAAAATCGCTTTACTATGATGGGCTGAAGTCTCAATATGAAGCCAAATATATATCAGGGGGGACTACTGTAGAGAATGATGCTGATCTTCAGTATATCCAATTCCACGGAGCGCTGCAGGCGGAAGGAGGTACGCGACCGGCTACAGTGAGTTTCCCTGTATACATATTGGATAATAGTGAGTTACCGAAACGAGACTCTCCTCTAGTATTCACGGATGAGCCATTTGTGACTGACGGAAGTGTGCAAATTTTCGCTGAAGCTCTTTCTAATATCGATATTACGCTAAAATTATCATTTTCTTTTTATGTCACTGCAGATAACGCACATGGTACTGCCTATGCAGATGTAGTGCTGTTTGTGAAAAGAGCAAATGGGGACCTTACTCGGTTTGGAGTATGGAGGCATATTGCAGGGAATAGTCCAACTATTGTTAGTGAGTTAATAAACATATCCCTTAATTCCGGTGATTTCATAGGAATGGATTTGCTCTTGTATAATTCTGCTACACCGATAACAATGACATGGACTACTTATCTAAGAGGCTTCTCCTTATCTGTAAATTTCCAATCTCGTATCAATCCTGTCAATATAGATGTCCTTCTTTTGACCACTGTTGCAGAAAAGCTCCTTGAAAGCATGACGGACAGCAGTGATTATAGCGTGGAGATAAACAATTATGTGCCTGGAGGAATCACCCGGAGTCGGCTTTCTTCGTGTTTTATAATGCCGGCTGAAAGCGCAAGGAATCTCCCTAATGCAAAACTGTATACCTCTTATAAGAAATTCTGTGAATTCATGGAATCTGAATTTGGTTACGTTCCGGTTATAGAAGGGAATAAAGTTACCTTCGCTCATAGATATGCATTATTTGATGATTATGTCGTAAAAGACCTTTCAGATCAGATAAACGATTATGAATATAGTGTAAATTCGTCTCTAATTTATACCTCTGTGAAGGTCGGATATGACAAGCAGGATTATGACAGCATTAACGGTCGTGATGAGTTTCGGTTTACAAACGAGTTTTCGACAGGGTTGAAACTAACGGATAATACGCTTTCTCTTATTAGCCCTTATCGGGCGGATGCGTATGGAATAGAGTTTCTTGTCCAAAAAAGAGGGGAGGATACCACCGATAATGACAGCGATAATGATGTATTTATCGTGGGATGTAAATTTGCTACTTCGGCAGGGAAGGGGGATCTGTTATTAGACCGTCCATACAATACTGGTCAGTTGTCGGGATTAATCAGTCCTGATACGATGTTCAATATAGAATATTCTCCTCGCTTTATGCTGGAAGAAAATAAGCAATATATAGGCTCTTGTACCAATATGCTTAAATTTACTTCTTCGGATGGTAATAGTAACGTCTCAATAGATGGAGTAAAGGAAACGGATGATTTCCTTATCGAGAACCGCTTATTTACTGTCGGAGAAGTAGACGTCGAGACGAGTGAAGTAGACATCCCTTCCAATTTATCCGGATTAATCTCTTTTGATCATAATGGAGAGACTGTCTCCGGATATATCAAAGAAGTGAAGATTAATATTGGAAAGACAGAGTCCATAAAATATTCACTGATAGTAAAAGAGATAAAAAGCTGATAAGTTATTGCTATTATCACGATAATTAGTATATTTGCATTGCAGTGTCAAGTGGCACTTAACCCATAAAGAACGAAAAGACCATATGATTAAAATCGGTGACATCTGTCCATTGTTCTTTTCTCCTCTAAAGAACAAATTTCAGCAGGATATAGACTATATCCAACGCTTTCATGTTAATGACAGAATTCTAATTCAAATCTTTTCGAATGATGCCAGCCATGCGGTAAGAGCTTATCTTTATAATTTGGTATCAGGCGTACAAACAGTTATTTCTCTTTCCGAATATGAAGTGAATGATACAGTAAAGATGTATTATTCAACAATTACCGGGCTTTCTGATTCGGTATATACCCTTGAGGTATCGGATGCTTCCGGTGATTTTCAATCTACTAGCGAACCATTTTTGATTTGTTCGGATAGTCTCCTTCTTGAAGAGACCTGTCTCATAAAATATTCTCATAAAGACAATAATTCTCCTTTTGATAATATATTCTGGGTTGAAGAAACTCAGTTGTTTTTTGAACTCAGGACAGAAGGAGGATTTAAGCCGAATAGTTATTCTCCAAAAGTTGAAAATGAGCAATTCCGAAACCAAAAGCAGGAAATTATAGAATTGTATTCGGTTCCGTATGACACATTCTCGTTATCATGCGGCAATTCTTCCGGTATTCCTTACTGGTTTATTCAGTTTATAAATAGAGTTTTATGCCTTTCTGATTTCTATGTAAATGGTGTCGCTTATGTACGTTCGGGGAATTCTGTCCCTGAAGTGACTCAGATATCTGAGGATAGCCAAATGTTTTGGGCTTCAGTTTTATTGGAAAAAAGAGAGAATAATCTTTCCGGATTGGGAGGTATACCGGGCGGATCATCAGCGATCAATCTTGTTGGATTTAATATAAATAATCCCAAAGAAGGAGAAATGCTACAATATGATTCTTCCCAATTGGCTTTTGTAAATACTGATAAAATTGAAGTGTAATGAAGAAGAAGGTAACAAAAGAGTTGTGGTATGGAAGTGAGATAGACAAGGATGGCAATCCGGTATATCCTCCGTTGGCACCTTCTGAAGAAAGGCATTTAGAAGGATTGAATCAAGGGGAAGTATATATACATAATAGAGATGAAGATCCTAAAATTGTCATTGTGACCGATAAGGGTAATGTAAAAGAAATAGGTGGAGATGGTGAAGCACTAGAGAAAAAATATATACGAAAGGATCAACCGGATGGTACCGATTTCTTGCTGAGTGCTAACGGTGGCCTTGTAGTTCGTGGCGGAGAGTTGATAGAAGAAATTGAAGATTCATTGATTGAAGAATTAGAATAATATGGCAATACTAAGTAACGGTAAGTTCTACGGATTTCTTTGTTCTGCGAAAGCGACAGGACGTAAGTTGTCAAACGGCGTTAAAGAATACGTCGAAGACTTTGTATCTGGATTTACCGGTCATGGATGGAAACTGTGGGAGTATATCAAAGGCAAATGGAAGCTGGAGATAGACAGTCTTGTTGTTCGCGAGACAATGGTCGTTTTTGAGCTCCTCATTCAGAAGATCCGCGCGGTTAAGGGTGCACTGGGTATCACTCAGGCATGCGGTCGTATAAAGACTGCCACGCTGGATGAGTCGGGGCAGAACTGGCTGGTGACTATCGAGGATGAGATGTCTTTTGTCGCACACGATTTCATCCGGTGTCAGGATTGGACGAATGGTACCCTTAAAGGCTATTGGGTCGAGATATCCGAGATACGCAAGATTGACGGTGTTGATACAATCGTCATACCCGTTAGTGAGTTTACCGGTGGTATAGGCTATGTGGATGGCATGGAAGCTGTCGATCCGGCCTTGTCTGGCATGACGACTCCGACCATCGGTGATGAGATTGTCCAGTTCGGTAATTCAGTGAATGTGAATCGTCAGAGTGCGATTTATCTACATGCCGATGAAGGTGGTCAGCCTGCAATCGATATCTTATTTGGTATCAACAGTAAGAGTTTTGCCGGTTGTACGAAAATCCGTATGGGCGGAGAGCTTCCTGGAACGGACGGTCTTAAAGGTTTCTACTGCGAAAACGGCATGATCAAAGGGACGGATTCTACTGGACATGTTGTTTACTGCATCTATCCTGACGGAACCGCAGAGTTTGGAGACGGATCAGCGAAGTTTGCTACGGATAAATCCGGATATATAGCCGGAGGTGCCATTTCGTGGCATTGGGACGCGTCGAAAAACAAATATGTATGCTCCATGAAAGGAGTGGTCCTTACATGGGATAATCTGGACGAGGAGACAAAGGAGAATCTCAAGGGTGAACCGGGTAAAGACGGACAGCCCGGTACGGATGGCAAACCGGGCACTGACGGCAAAGACGGTACAAGCCTCATTTTTATGGGAGAATTCTCTTCTGCTCCGGCAGATCCTCAGAACGGATACTGGTACCGTAATACCACCGACAAGAAATGCTACGTATACCAGGATGGCGCATGGTATGTAATGACTGAGGATGGTAAGAATGGTCTTGACGGAGAAGGAAGCATCTCTGCTGATCTTGACGATGAAATGCAGTCTGTAGCTTGTTCTCTGGACGGGACAGTGGTATCCGGTTTGCCTGTCACAACAACATTCTCCATGTTCTATGGAACGACTGAACTTTCCCTTGATTCTCTTTCTGTAGGCAGCATCACAGGCGTGACAGCAACGGCTGATCGTAGCACGGGGATAGTTAAGGTAACAGCTATTGCTGCTGCGGTGGCTGATGTAATCCGTATACCCATAACCGGACGGGTAACATACAAAGGTGCTCAGTATGAACGTACCCTGCATTTATCGATAAACAAAGTGAAGCCTGGGGAGAATGGAGAGGATGGAACCGATGGTAAGAACGCGGTCATTTACTCGCTTCAGCCATCGACCAATATCATAAAGAGAGATGCAAACGGGAACAGTGACGTGTCTAAGATATCCTGTCGGGTAATGAAGACCGACGGAACTTCTACTGTCGTATCCTCTCTACCGGTTGGCTATTCAATGGATTATATCATAGACTCCGGAAATGCAATTAGTTATACTCCGGATAGCGAAATATCCGTTTCCGGGATAACAAATAAGATACAGTTCCGGCTTTACAATGAAACATCGGGAGTAGTACTGATCGACCGCGAAACGATTGCTGTTGTCTCAGACGGGAAGAAGGGTCTTGACGGTATAAATGGTGAAGATGGTAAAGACGGGCTCAGTATTACGTGGAAAGGGGATTTATCAAGCGCTCCGGCAAATCCTCAAAAAAACTGGGCTTATCGCAATACCAGTAATGGTATCGTCTATATCTATAACGGCACCGCTTGGGAGTTGATGGTTGCGGACGGTCAGGACGGAACAGATGGTACTGACGGGACAGATGGCCTGAGTGTTTTCATTACATACCATGACAGCGAAGATGAACCATCCCGTCCGACCGGAAGCGGGACAAGCGGAGGATGGCATACTAACGCTACAAAAGATGTTGTCTGGATTTCTCAGAAGGTCGCTTCAAGCGCTTCTTCCGGCACATGGGGTGATCCTATACGATTCAAGGGATTGCCGGGTAAATATACGGAGCTACGGTATAAGTATGCTTTCGGAAAGCCTGCTACGCCTACCGGTACAAATCCGGCAGGATGGTCCCTTTCTCCGGATCGGGAGGATATTACCTTCTCTTATTCCGGTGACTTTACAAAAGATGGTGATTACTATGTCTCTCCATCTCCTACATCCCATTCTTCGACATATAAGCAAAGGATATCTTTTACAACAAGAAGAGCTAATCAGATGATACATATAGAGATTGATGTATCATCCGAGCAGAACTACGACAAAGGTATCGTAGAAGCCCTTGATACGTCCTATCACATGGACAACGAACATGCCTGGACAGGAAGCGGAGTGACCAATGCGGTGGTGGATATCGCAGTGCCTACAGCCGGCAGTCACTTTGTTGAGATTGTATATACGAAAGACGGCAGTGGAAGCAGCAACGAGGACAGGGTAAAGTTCCGCATGCTCGATCCTACTACCTGTTGGTATTCCACCGCGGTGATTGATGGTGAAACGACTCCTTCCTGGAGCGAACCTGTCATATTCCCGACAGACTCCAAGACCGAGGAGCAGGTCTACCTGCTTGCTAAGTCTAAGCGGGATGTTATTGACCTCCCGACATCCAACGAATACGTTAATGAATACATTGGCGATGCTCCTGAATACAGTAGCTCAAAATTCTATTCGGCAGGTAACATAGTCAAATACAATAATGTATACAAGGTAGCTATTCAGGCGCATTCGGGGATTGCTCCGACAAATGAAGCATACTGGGAAGATGTGCTATGGTGGGTGGATAATCCTCGTGGAGCGTCGGAAACTTATCCTTATGAGTACACTTGTGAGCGTACTCTACAGGATGGAAAGTGGGGAGAGTATAAGAACTATCGTCTCTTTGGTCATTACGGAAAAGACGGTGAACCTGGTACTCCGGGAGAGGATGCAAATCTCCTTCCCTGGGTAGAAGATTGGAACAATAATAAAACAGAAATAGGTGGAGAATACCTTATTTCACCTAAGATATTTTCTGGAACCAAGGATAGCAATGGGAAACTGACCGGAGTCGCGTTAGGAAGAGACTGTGTAACTGTTGATGGAGAAAAAAAGACAGGGATTTTTGCTCTTGATCAGGACGATCTTATGCTTGAACTCGACCCTTTGAATAAGAGGTATGTGTTCCGGGGTACAAATATTATCGGTTCTCCTGATGGGCAGAGGGTAGTTATCAGTCCAGACAGCAAGGATATTAAAATATTTGATGATAGCAACAAAAATGTCCTACGTATTGATGGGGCCAGCAAGGATTCGCTAAATGATTTATTTAGCCAAAATATTCCTACGATTAATATCAAAAACATTCCGGCATCTGTTCCAAGTCAGGAAAGAGAATACATGGTGGATATTACTGACCCTATATATGTGACTGGGAATGTAGCACTTGATGGACGATTTTTCGGTGGTTATACTAGCTCATCCCCTAATACAATATTTGTTGAAATCATTCTTAAGGCTTATAGCGATAGCTCATTGCAAAATATCATATATGCAGATTATATATATTCAAAGGTTGTCTCATACAAAACTGAACACACCTTCAACGATGAAAAGTTTACAGGATTTTTGGTAAGCGGATATAATGTATTGTCTTTAAGACTAGCTATGTCTTATCAATATTCTCATAGTTTCTCAATAAATAATATGTCCATTACTCCTGTGGTAAATGAGTACTTATCTTCACTTTTTGCAAATGGAATATCATTAGGAACTTCTTCAAAAAATCTTTTTTCTGTAATGAACAGAAGAGTGAATGGTATCAACTCGATACAAGCAATTTTATCAGATGGTACATCGGGGCTGAGATTGGATAGCAATGGTTTGCAATCGTTGAGAAATGGTCGCTGGGGAATGGTACCTTCTATAATTTGTTATGGAAGGGCATATTCTACGCCTTCAAATGCTTATATAAGAAGATGTAAAAGTTATAACGGTGACATTCCAACTATAACTAGAATGTCATCAACATTGGGATATTTAAGAATGAATATTCCTTCTTCATGGACTGCTGATGGATTTAGCGAAAGTACTGTTCAAATCATGTTAACAGGATATGGACAATCTGCAAATGGTTCCGCTTCGAATATGAGTGAATTTCTGATCAAAGCAACTGTACTTTCTGTAACTTCTAGTTATGTGTATATCGGATTATCAGATGATGATACGGGAAATGATGGAGAATTTTATTTTGAAATGAAATGGCTTTAAAAAAAATAGATATATGCGAGTAAAAGGAACGATAATCAAAGCAGTCATCTCCATCGACCTTCCTTCTGGATTGACGATGGACGATATAGACTTCTCATGCCGCTTCTTTGTCTATTACTGTTCGAATGCGTCACAGATAATAAAGAAGTCTGAGATGGTCCGTGTCAATGAGAATAGCTACACCTGCTACATAGACACAAAGATAATCGGTACGGGTGAAATATGGCTTGAGACTACGGCTTATCTCCCTGACTCTGATTACGAAAGCGGTACAAGAGTAGAGATCGACAAGATAAATACTGGCATAAAGACGGTGTGACATGGGATGCATATCTGTACATATAGAGGCGATTAAGGACATTGGAAATGTATCGGTCAAGGCTGATGAGATGAAGGTTTTCGCTTCGGCAACGGGCATGAAGGTGTCAATAGGAGTTGTCTGTGATGTTGGTAAGCAGGCTTATTTAAAGGTAGACCCTGAATATATATGGCTGATGCCTTCGAATAACTTTGAGGATAATGTCGATGTGTTGTCCAATGTGGTATGGCAGGCTGTGCAGGAAGAATGATATAGTTAATTGAATTGTTTTATTTAAATGTTGTATTATGGCAAAACCTAGTTGGTTAAAATTAAATCCGTCTACCGGATCTGGTAACGGAACAATTGCGAATAGCGCGGACGCTCATACTGGGCGTACAGCTCGTACTGGTACAGTAACGGTTACCGGTGTTGGTGTTTCCACTCCTTCAACTTATAAGGTGACTCAATCTCCGAAATCTGAGTTTGCTTCTTTTGATAACGGTTCGGAAATGTCTGCTCCCAAGACAGCGGGTACTGTGACCGTAGAGGGTAAAACAAACTCTTCGAAATTGACGTTTGCATGGGCGGGGAGTGTAGTTGATGTTACCTTGCCTGCAAAGTATAATGCCAATGGAACGCAAACTAACAATGCGGCTACTATTTCTGGTGATCCGGGGGCTACGGCAGAGTTTCCCTTTTCTATTGAATTGGAATTTCCTAAAAATGATACTATCGAAGAAGTCGTTAGAACCTTAAAGGTGACGGCCAATGGCGGACAAGCTGCTCAGATTGCTATCAAACAGGCTGCCGGTGATGCTACATTATCTGTTTCTCCGACGGAAATTACTATTCCTCAGAGTGGATCTGCTGTATCCGTTAATGTTACGTCTAACACTTCTTGGACTGCTGCGTAATGAGCATACAGATTCCTTGGAAAGAAGGAGAAGGCAACATCGTTATCACTCCCGGTTCCAATGGGACCGCAAGCGCATCAAGCGATGTTGCCAATGAAGGACTCGACAGGGAGCAGACTGTTGTGTTTAGGACAACTAATAGTGGAGCACAGGCATCTGTCTCCACTACCATCTCGCAAATAGGAAAGAGGCAGGCGTTTGCTGTTGCTGAAGGTCGTTTCTTACTGTCGGATGGAAGTACGTTTAATGTGATTAAAAAAGAGTTTGCATGAGTGATTATAATAGCGGATTTACAGGGGATAGAGTTGTAGAATTGCTAAACATGATTCCCAATTTGGCAAAGGCAGATTTGTCTAATGCTATGACTGTATCGTTAGGTAAGAATGGATATGCTAAGTTTAACAATGGGTTCTTAATTCAGTGGGGATACATATCAAGTTCCAGTAATAATACTTATGTATATTTGCCGCTATCATTTTATAATGCCAATTATGCTCCTGTGATTACCTACTATGAACCGGGTAACGGTATGAATGTTGTTGCCGGCCTTGTAATATCGACGGGTACAAGCAGCTTCAGAGTTCGTAGTAGATATACCGTTGGGGATAGTAATGGTACTGGCGCGGGAACTAATCCTTTTTATTGGATAGCCGTTGGGAGTTGGAAATAAATAATATTATGGCAAAATATTGGAAACAAGGATTCTACGATGAGCTGCAAGAAGGCTCAGTAGAGATAACGGAGGAGTATTGGCAGGAGCTGCTGAACGGTCAGTCATCCGGAAAGGAAATAAAGGAGAGCGAAAGCGGCTATCCCGTATTGGTTGATCATGAGTATACCCTTGATGAACTAAAAGAGAAGAAGATAGCGGACATTAATGCTTATGACAAGTCAGACGCAGTAAACTCTTTCACCCTTGCCGGCAAAGATATGTGGTTAAACAAAGAGGACCGCGTAGGTCTTGTTAACTCAATCAATATTGAGAAGCAGGCCGGAAGACTGGATACGGTTTTATGGTTTGATGCGGTAAAGTATACGATACCTATATCAAGCGCTCTCCTCATGCTTAACTCGTTAGAGCTGTATGCTCTTGATTGCTACAATGTAACTCAGCAGCATATTGCTGTAGTTCGAGGATTGCAGACTAAAGAGGAGGTCGAATCTTACAACTACAAGACCGGTTATCCGAATAAACTAGAGTTTTCATTATAAACAGATAAAACTATGATTTTGACACTACTATCATTATTGGTTTTCGCATCTTATGTTGGTGTGATGATTTACAAGACAAAGGGTATCCCTTATTCTATTTCCGATACCTATTACATTCTGAGTAACAGGTATTGGTTCGGTGCATGCATGATTCTCCCGTCTTTGCTTTTGCTTCCGGCCGCACTGGATGCAAGTACAGAAAACAGTCAGTTCCTGATCTTTCTTTCTGTAGTCGGAATGATCGTGTTGGGAGTATCCCCAAACTTTAGAGGAGCGCACAAGAAAGCTCATATAGCTGGCGCGGTGATGTCTCTTGTATTCTCTCAATTATGGGTAGGATGCAATTCGTGGTATTGGCTGCTGCTATGGGCTGCATTTCTGATCTACGCGATAACGTTTGTTGTAAAGAACTGGTCAGGAAACCTTATATGGGACCTGACGGCATGCAAGTCGATGTTCTGGATTGAGTTAATTTCATTGCTAACCGTTTATTTGACTTGTTTGCTATGAAAGAAGCTATAGTACATACAACTACAGGCGGATTTGCGGCAATCGCTACCGCATTTGTTTCCGAGTCATTGCAGAATATGATTCCGTGGCTGATTGTATCATGCGCGGTAATCCTTTGTGATCTTCTCTTCGGTGTCAGAAAAAGTATGCTAATGGGTGAAAAAGTCAGATTCTCTCGTGCAATTCGCGCTACTATGGGAAAGATGGTTACTTATTTTGCTTTTGTCTGCATGGTCTGCATGATCACCGTAGCAAGTCATAGCGAATATCCTATTGATGTGTATTCCTGCTTATTGGTATGCTTTATTGAAGGGTGTTCGATTGTCGGCAATATATTGAAACCAAAGGGGATCAATATAAATGTAATTGGAGCTTTGGGAGTCTTTGGAAAGAAGGTGTTCAAGGTTGATAAAGAAGATGTCAGAGATATAATCCAAGAAGAAAATCATGAGTTAAACCAAAGAAAGTAACTATAGGAGGAAAAGTATATGAAAAGAGAAGATATAGACTCAATCATCATTCACTGCTCGGCAACACGTGCCGGACAAGACTTGCGAGCTAAGGATATTGACCGGATGCACCGGGCGCGTGGCTTTAATCAAATTGGCTATAACTTTGTAATTGATTTAGATGGTACCGTAGAAAACGGTCGGTCATTATCCATTGACGGAGCACATTGTAACACGAAAGGGTTTTCCGGTATTAGTTATAATAAACACAGTATCGGTATCTGCTACATCGGTGGTCTGGACGCGAGTGGAAGACCAGCCGACACCCGTACTGTCGAGCAAAAAACAGCATTGCGCGAATTGATAGCGAAGCTCTGTAAAGAGTATCCTATCATCGAGCTGCTCGGTCATCGGGATACTTCACCTGATCTGGATGGATCGAGTGAGGTGGAACCGGCGGAATTTATCAAGGCGTGTCCTTGTTTTGATGTGCGGGCAGAGTATCCGAATTTCTTACGAAATACAGTGATAACAGCAAAAAAATAGGAGGAATAATCATGAAAGAAACATCTATAACCTTTACAAGGGGTGAGAAGAATTATGTAAGCGATGCCGTTCAGGTAAATTCTGCGGAAGTGGGATTGCAGATTACATTTGAAAAAGGTGGTAAGCTTTGGGTGTATATAAGCTATGACGGGCAGAATTACTCTCCACTGCCGAGTAGAGGCTATACAAAAGAGTTTGCTTGTCCGATTGTCGGTTGTATCCCCGGACAATATCTCAAAATCGAATGTGAAACAGAACCGGTAAAGGCTTCTATTTTTGAATCGGAAGAATAATGGACGCAATAGGATTAAATCCAATTAAGCTTGATGCGATAGGGCTTGATCCTATTCGTATGAATGCGATACGCTTAGGAGTTCCGGGAGCTTCTTCCGGTTCCGGTCGTCCCTACATCGACCCCGAACTACTCAGCCATGTCAAGATGGCCATCTCCACCTGGGGCAAGACCAACGACGACCCCGACCGGACAGTTTTGAAGGACTTGTCCGGCAACGGGAACGACATGCGCCTGCTGAACTTCGGATTTGCGGGGAATAGTGGGTATGGGCTGTATAGTACTGATTTTACTAAATGGACTAAGAGACAAATAAATGATTTAGAAGTATCTCCAAATAAAATATCAGTAAGCAATAAAGATAGTGAAACAGCATTAGTAATATGGTTGGATGTAAACAAGAATAGATATGTGATTCCATCTTATAAAATAAAAGTTAGTAAATTAACAAAAACTATAACTTATTATTACAT